CCAATATTGTGGCCATACGTTTTAGTCGATTGATATTTCATATCTCTTGGTACCTTCCAAAATTCCATTTGTTCCTCTGTATCGATCATAGCTACAATGTCATCTCTACTAATCATAAACCTGCCCTCCTTGCTTTGTCGATAAGACTTACATTATCTTCTACTTTCTTAGGTATGTCAACTACTTTTGTCATACCATCATAATGTCTAATAGACGAATTTATTATTTCCCATTTTGTCCAAGACATCTCACAATGCCTTGAATTAGCAAATAAAAAGTTAATAAGCCAGCAGAAATTCCACTGGCCTTTATTTTTTCTATACCATTGTCTAGCACTTACTGTTTGATTATTCTTTCCACCAAATATTGTATTCGTTAAAATACTAAGTGCTATACAGACTCTACCTATATATTTCTTCATTTCATTCTGTAAAATATATGACTTCCGATACGTGTTATGCGATCGAGCGTTGGCGCCCAATAAGGTTTAACATAGTTAGCGTGATAGTGAGTTGCTCCTTCAGTTATACCTATATATCTTCCATGTATGTAGATATCTCTAGCATACTTACGAGATTTTTCCCAAGCTGTCTTATTTTTTGGTACATCTGATTTACCATCACAATACCAACTAAACTGACACTTATGCCTGCCTTTTTCAATGCCTTGATATACAACATCACAAACACTGTTTGGAAACTTAGTACTATAGACTCTGTTTATTACAACATCAGATACTGACATTGCGTCAGCTAATGAAGATGCTCTAGTTTCAAAGTAAATATTAAGAGCCAGGCAATTTAACTGTTCTGCTTCTTTATTCTTTTTGATAGCGTCTACTCCAGCAAAAGCTACAGAAGATGCTATAATAGTATTGATAAGTACCGCACTGATTAACTTTTTCATTTCACTAACCTCATAATTATCATATCTTTATACACTATTTGATAACAAAAGTCAACAGTAAATCAAGTTATTCTTAAATACTCTTTTAAAAAATGTTTGTAATATTTCAGAGAATTTTTAGGTGCAGAAAAGAATTGTAGCTGATCCAAGTCAATTAAGTATACTTTTTTATCTTGTGTAACCACCATATTTTGAGGAGTACAATCAGTTGGAACTAAATAACATTGCTTACCTTTGATTGTTTTTGTAATAGATTGACAATAAGAAAAAAAGTCAGCTACTATAGAAACTGTTTGTAAAACAAAATTATTATCTTGAGTAGTAATTGTATTAGATCTTTTATTAAAATGATATAAGTTTAATGCTTCTCCTTCTACCCATTCCATTTCATACCCATTTTTATCACAAGAATATACTTGAGGAATTATAGGGTGATTAAGTGTTGGTATAAATTCATACACTTCATTCCAAATAGGACAGTTATGTGTATGTAAATCCTTTATACACTTACCTGATTCTTTAAATACTTTATTTCTTTTTCTATCAGAATAATTATGGACTAAAGATTTCATCAATTACTTTTGCAATGGATCTTGCCAATTCCATATGTTCGCGCTGTGTCCCATTTGCAGAACGTAACTCGATATAATGTATCCAGCTACGAATGGTGCCATTAACATACAGCTTGCTAATGGTGTTACCTTCTGGCAAAATTGCTCGTGCTTGTTCTTTAGCGATTCCTCGTTCCAAGGCTTCTTTGTATATTCTTTTGACATTTTCTATTATCCAAGTTTGTTGTTGATGCCACCACACGTCTAAAGCAGTGTCAGTATTATCGATACTGTTTTGTCTATTAGTTAGATCTTGGAGGCGAGCATCCCTAAGAAGAAAGCTATCATCAAGAGCATTAACATCGGAATAACGTTGACTGAATTCCTGGAATGAGAATGATCTATGTCTGAGTAGTTGCCTCGCAATGTCTCTTGTCGTTGTGATTTCGAGACACGCTGAGCACATTTCGAATGGTGACCAGTGTTTGTTTTTGATGAGATATCTAAGTAGACGTCCATTTGTTTCTTTGTTGGTTTGGTTCTGTGGGTTGGAAACACGGGCGCAATACGCGATGAGATCATCTGTTCTGTCGAGTGTTTCTCGATTGGTTTCCAGGTCATAGGGCGGTTGCGAATAGGAGACAAGTTTAACACGCATTACTCAAAGAATTCATTAAATATACCACCATCAGCTCTTTTAGGTTCTTGGTTAAACTTACTTTTCATTAATTCAAATCTCTCATTGTCTATATGATCTGGATGGACCCACCAATCTTCAATTTCACATCCTTCATCTACTATCATCATTAAATGATATCCTTTGAACCTAAAATGTTCTCTACTTTCTTCTAAGTCAAAGTCATGTTCATATGTTACTACTTTAGCTAAGTAACCATCTTCATGGAATTTTTTTACAGCAGGTAAAGTAGCAAAGTTTTCTAAGTCAGCGCTGAGATAGTCAACAACTTTTATATCTTTTGGAATATATTGAGTATAATCTAATTTGGTAGCATCTTCTACTACTTGTCCATCAGTTCGAGTTCTGTTCCAAACTTTTTTATATCTGATATCCCAATCAATTGGAAGACCTCTCCAATCATAAATTTTTTCCATTACAAATGTATTATTTTTATAGAAAGGATGTTTGCTTCCTAATTCAACAAAATAACCTTGTTTTTTTCCATCTAACACAGTTTGAGTAAAATAGTCTTGTCCTTGAGCAGAACTCCAATGAGATACTTTTTCTCTTAACTTAAAATCTATTTTTGGAGTTACAGTGTCTCCACTTCTAAAACTCTCAAAAACTACTGTCCTGAACTTATCGTTCGTATACATTTTTCCTCCTAGTCTATCTTAAAGTCTTTAAATCTTTCGTTTGTATTTGTGTTGTCAAAAACAGGTGTATCCTCTACTAAGTTCTGCTCTGACATATCTACATCATATAAACGCATCTTTGATCTATCCACACCTAAGACAAACCTCTTATGTTTGTTAGGATCGTTATATCTATTCTTCAATTGCTTTACCATTATCTGATTCAGTCCTTCCAACTCTTCTGAAGAAACTAAAGCAAACATTAAATCTGCTGTAGCGGGTAATCCAAAAGACTCGGACGTATCTTCAAGCCCAGGATCCGAGCTAGTATAACCCGAACGATTCGTCTGCGTTGCAGAGAAGATCGGAACGTCGAATTCGACCGCAAGTCCACGTATCTCTTCAGCAATTGCTTTAATGTAGCTGTATGAATTGATTGCACCGCCCATACCTTTCATTCTACTTGATGCACATATATTTAGGTAATCTATAAAGATAATCTCAGGTACAAAGCTCTTTTTTAACTTCAGTTCATTAAGCAATGCTCTAAAGTGTGATGCATTAGCCTGTGCAGTAGGATATTCTTTTATAATAAGTTTACCATTAGTCTTTACAGCCATGTCCTGAACTTTGCCGGTTAATAACGGCTTAGAAAGGTTCTCTAGCTGGTCTATAGGTATATTTAGTAGGTTAGCATCAATCCGTTCAGCAATCCTTTCTTCTGCCATTTCCAATGTAATATATAGAACATTACGACCTTGGGTTAGTGCAGAAGCAGCCACATGGCACATAAACAAAGACTTTCCAACACCAGTACCTGCAAGAGCAATGTTGAGAGTTTTGTTGGGTATACCACCTTTAGTGATTCTATTAAAGTATTCCAGATCAAACTCTATCCTCTCCTCTTGCATATGATAAAAGTCATATCTACTTTCAACATCTTCAATATAGTCGTGACCAATGTTGGTGTCGAAAGATACAGCTAATGCATCCTGTAATACTTCTGGTATTGCATTCTTAGTTAGCTTTTTATGTTTACCATCTATAATAGTTATAGATTCCATAACAGCGTTGTATACAGCTCGATCCTGACACCACTTCTCTGTTGTATCTAATAACCATTTATCATCAACAACATCTCTATTGAAAAGATCAGGAAGTACATCTATAGCTTGAGAATATTGTTGTTCATTAAACTTATCAGATTGATCTATCTCAATCTTAAAACTTTCCATAGTAGGAAGTTTATTATACTTGGCTACATATATTCCAATTTCCTTAAACAATAGTTTATGGATATCCTGAAAGTATTCTACCTTCAGAAACGGAAGTACCTTTCGCATGTATTCTTCATTACAAATAACATTACGAATAATAGTCTGTTCAATGTTTATGTTATTCATGGGTGGGTGGTTTTTTCTAATTCAACATCTGTCATCACTACTTCTTTCTTTGCAATAGCATTATCTAATACATCATGTAGTACAGATCCAACATAGTTTTGGAAATCTACATCATCTGGAGATAAACCATCTATTGGAGTTTCAATAATAGTAAAGTTAAAATGTATTTGTTCTTCTTTACCATTAACTCTTAGATTACCAAATGATACCACAGTTTCCACATAAGGTCCACTTAAAAGTCGTACCCACCATGCTTGTTCATTTTCAGTAGTTGAAGGAATGAGTTGGTAGTCAACACCTTCTGACAGTTTGTTTATATCAATCACCATCTGGTTTTCCTTTCAGAATAAAATTAAAAGTTGTTCTAGGTTTATCAGAATTACTAACATACGCATGCCATGTTTTATCTTTTACTGAACAAAAAGTAAGAGCTCTATTTTCTTCAGGCTTTATTTCTTGTTTAGGATATCCTAAGAATGTTCCATGATTATTTTTATCAGTATAAACTACACTAGAAATAAGTCTTGTAGGAGGATCTGTATGAAAATCATTTGTAGTTCCTTTTAGTTTAGTTGACTGCAATGTTTGAATATGTAGAGCAATTGTTTTTACATTATCTAATCTTTCAGGCATCAACATCATCATTCGCTCAACTAACTTGTCTTGTGCATAACATAATATATCCATAATCTCTTTTGAATATGGAATACTATATTTTGCATACACACTATAAATTTCCCCATCAAAATGATTGTAGCCATCATATCGTTGTTTAGATGCTAATTTTTCATAATAATCTTTTTTATGTTTTTCAGCACACCATATAGTTTTATATCTTTTTTTGTCATACTTAATAAGACTAACCAGAAACTTATACATTTCTGGCTCCAAAAAATTATCTTCTATTATATGAGGCCAAGGATCTTTAACTATCATTACGTTTCCCATAAATGTGAACATTATACGTAACTCTAGGTCCATGTCCAAGAGTAGGAAAGTTATGATGAGTATAGTCCTCTCTTGTAAAAATCAAAGCTCTGTTTTGTTTCCACTCCACAGGAGATGTTGATTCTTTAGTTCCTATACAAGTTCCAACGTGATGTTCAGGATAAACATATACTACAATTGTAAGTAGCTTATCAATTGTGTCAGTATGAATTTGTTTAGAACTTTTTTCTTCGTCTCCTCCTATAGCTTGTAGTTTTGTTGAAAATCTGTCAAACAACATTAACTTATGAGGTGCTAGTTGATCTAAGTACTTCATACAAATAGGAGTATACTTTTTAGTAAAATGATTTAGAATTTTTTCTGCTTTAGCAGTCTTTTCTTCTTTTTCTGTTACAGTTCTTTCATCACTTGGTTTTTTTCTTTTCCATTTCCAAAAGTCTTGAAGTATAATTTTTTCGTCAGGTTGAATATCTTCAACTAACTTTTTAGCTTCTTCACATAAGAAACTAAACTCACCCGGAGTGAAGAAATCGTCTACCAACAAGTGAGGCCAGGGTTCTTTAATCAGCACTTTCTACTATCTCATCCATATCTACTAATGACTTGTATCCTATTGAATATTGTTTCTTGACAAAGTCTTTGAAGTCAGTCTCTGCAAAGATTGGAGTCCAGAATTCTTTCTCTAAGGTTGCATCGTATCTAACTTTTGGACCAATATCATCAGTTCCTTTACCTGCTCGTGCATACCAGCCGTTTGATGGTTTAACGATATAAGAGCCTGCGAGAGCGACATCAAGGAGACCACTATAGTTACGAACCCCACCATCCCAACTAACAGTAATAGGTATTTTAGACTTTTCTTTAACATATCTTGATTTCTCCACATTGATTACAAAATGGTATCCTTGAATCTCAGTACCTTTTTTATCTTGTTGCCGACCTATGATCCAAATGTTATCTGCTGAGTAGTAGATACCAGTACCACCACCAACTACATCTTTAGGAAACAATCCTATCTCTTTATATGTATGGTTAACAGCTATTACAGGAAC